CCCCCCCCGCGCCTTCTCCCCTTCGGGGGAAAGGTGGGGGAACCCCCGCCATAATGATAGGTGCATCGATTATGTCACGGCTCTTCCAGCCATACAAGCGCTGCTTTGATACTCCAAGCAAGCGCGCCAATTCAGCATCACTCTCAATGCCCTTGCGCACCTTGATTGCATCAAGCCTCTCTTTCACATTCATAGCTATATATATTTACCTTATTATAATGCAAAGGTAAAAACAATAGACGACACAACAAAACGCCACAGCAAAAGAGCGTGCATGAACAAGGATATAATACCCCGCCCAAAAATTTTTACCTAAAAATTTGGTGGGGTAAAAATAATGTCTTATCTTTGTAGTGTCAAAGGGTGAGAGACACCACGAGACACGTAACGTAAACAAGAAAAAGAAAATGGAAACTAAGAACCAACTCAACGAACTTCACATCTGGTGGGTAATCGTAATCGCAGACAGACTTTCAACCGCTTCACGCAAGCGACTTGAACGCAAAGGCTTCTCAAACAAGCTGCGTGCTAAGATGCTCAAGCGTCACTGCCCAAGCCTTGAAATGGCACAAGAGATGCAGGCTGCTGTACAAGAGTGCCTAAGAGCTGGCGACCGCGTGGACACGCTCTTAATCACAGACAAGCAATTCGGGATGATGAAGCAAATGTTTGGTCACTAATCTAACCAAGACAAAAGGAAAGCCCCGCACCTTATGGTGTGGGGCTTTCTTGTTTCTTTGGAGCAAAAAAAAGAGTGAGGAGACCAAGGTCTCCCCGCTCTGATTTTCACCCAAGGCAAATATGCCTACTTGGGTTACGTAACGTAAGTCACGGGTGCCCATTGGCTACCTCTATGACACTTCAAAGGTAATCAAAAATCCGACAAGCCAAAACCATTTTGTTAGCTTCACCGAAATGGTTGCGCTTTGGACATTTGCAAACGACTGACAACAAGGCACTTGCAAGCAAACACCATATTCGCGAAGTCACGAAAATGGTCTATTTTTGGACAGCCCCTGGACATTACCGCTTAATAAGACCGCTAAGGATGCGTCGCAACCACCCTATGACGGGCGTGCGCTTAGCATAAAGGATAACGCCACAGCCAATCAACGCCAGGTAGAAGATGTAGCGCCATCTGTAAGGGTCGGGGGCTGGTGCAAGCACCTTGGACACACGCGAATCTTCGCGCTGCACAGATGCTGATTGCTTGCTCTCCTCGCTCTCCTCACCCTCATGGCTCTCTCCCTTGCGCTCCTGGACGCTCTCAAAGACCTGTTGCTTTATTGAGCGTATCGGACGCCCTGTGATGCCCGCCACCTCAACACCACTCGCGCCAAAGACAACACGCTCAATCGTGCCGGCGGTACTATCTGTTGCAAACTCCACCTCTGTGACAACAACGCTCCCCGTTGTCGTGGTGGTCGTATCAACAAACCTCTCAACCTTGGCTCTGCTGGAGGTGGTCACAGCCGCTGAATCAACCTTGACAACAGATGTATCAACGCTCTTCTTTTTAAGCGAGCAGGACGCCACCAGGGCGACTGCAAGCATAATAACAATGCGTTTCATCGTGACGCAACTTTGATGTCCTCCAAGCGGTTGTTCCAACCACGAAGAAAGCGCTTGTTGGTGTGACGCAACAGCTCTGCTTCGGTAGCCTTTCGCCCAATCTTCTCCTCGTATCGCTTGATGCTTGCTTCAGTGATGTCAATCAAGAACTTTCGGCGAGCTTCATATATCTCCTGAAAGAGCTTGTCGGGGTCTTGGGCATTTAGTGCCTGCAGCGTCTTCTCCCCGACAATGCCATCAACGGCTACACCAAGGATGCATTGCGGAATCTTGATGCCATGTACCCCTGACCCCCAGACCCAATCGACAAGGATGTTGGCAACCTTCTGTGACTTGATTTTGTCGGCTTGCCATCTGTCCCAATACATGGTCTTCAAGATGTCCGTCCACTCCGCGGGGGTCAGCTTCTTCAAGCGCTCCACCGTTGGTCGCGGGTAGCCCTTTTTATAGCAATAGACCTCAAACGTGCCTATCGTGACACCCATATTGGTTGCACCTCCGCGGTCTGCGGGGTCATTCACAAAGCCCCCTTCCCACTTTCTGATGTATGGTGCTAATAGCTCAACTTTCGCCATTGTCCTTCTTATCTTTTAGTTCGCTAAGGTCTATTTCAAAGTGCCTTTCCGTCTTATCTACCAAGATGCGCTGTGCAATCTTTGCCCATTTGGCGTCATTGCAAGAGCTTTCGTTTTCAAGCATCGACCACACCTGCCAAAAGCAGACCGCGGCGGCTACAATGTTGGGCAGCTTGATTGGTAAGCCCTCCAGGACATGTGTTTGCACCAGGTACGCAAGGATGGTCAGTGCATACACCTTGATAAGCGTTCCAAACACCCTGCCTGCGTAGTTAGATTTAAACTTGCCATCATTCGCCCCTGGGTACTTCTTCTTGACGCGGCGCGAAAGCGACCACGCTGTGTAGCAGTCAAAAAGCACCGCCAGCGTGCATATAAAGACGAAAGGCGCGGTTGGCTCTAAGAAAGCCAGCACTACCCCAATTAGACTAAGAAGGTATCGCCCAAAGTTGGTAAGAAGCTCTTTAATTAATCCCCACATACTATGTATCTATGATTGATTTGATGCAATGCCCCTCATCTATCTTGTCAAGCAGACCAGCGAGCATTTTACCACAAAGTGAAAGAGTTCCCGCACGCTGATTCTTACCAAGTACACTGCTTATCGTCTCTTCAAAAGCACCAAAGCGGTGCGCGCTTTCGCGGCGTATAAGGGTAGAATTAAATAGCGTGCGGAACTCGTAGTTGCCGAAGCGGTCAAGATTCACGGCGGAACTCATGAAGTAGCCCTTTGCCTTGCCTCTTGACGCCACAATGGCGAAGTTTACAAGCGTCAGTGGCACAAGAAGTGCCACCGACACCAAGAAGAGAATGAAGCCTAATACAAACGTCCTCACAGCTTATCAGCTTCAACAAACAGCTTGTCAAGGGTGGCGTCGGTGAAGCCAAACTTGCTTGCCAGCTGTGCAATGAATGGATTGTTGCGCTCAAAGGTCGGCGCGTACTCCCACGACACAAGAGCCTGCTCCTTGTAGGCATCGGGAAGCGCGTTGATTGCCTTTGTGACATCAGCGAGCTTCACGCCGCCGGCGATAAGAGCAAGGCGGAATTGTCGCGCCGTCACGAAGCGTGGAACGCCACTACTTTTGGCATGCTTCTTTCCGTCACAATCAAGCAGCTCATCGACGTCCTCCATGAACTGAATGAAGCTCTTGTACTCCTCAGCAATGGTCTCATCATTGCTGATTGCCGACACATAGGCGTTGTATCGGCTCACCAGGTCAAGGCGAGCATCTGCATTGTACACGCTGTTGATGATGGCATGCTTGATGTTCTCGCACGTTGGCTCGACAAATAGACGAAGCTCACGACACTGCCAGCCGTCTTGCTTCTCCTCTCCGCCGTCTTCGCTTGCCACCATTCGTGGATGGATGTTGTAGCGGAAGAGGTGTGACCCATCGTTATCTCTCTGCAAGCGCGATGGCTCGCCAGCCATGGCGTCATAAAATGCATTTGGCGCTAATTCAGCTAATCTCATATCTGTATCTATTCTTGGTTATGGTAGGTAACACAGTCGCGTTCCCAAATACCTCGCATCATGGAACGCGGGGTGCGACGCATTGACACACAGAAGGCCGGCTTCTCTTACGTTATTACAAGCCCCACCAACGGAAACAACGACTCGACTATTTGGCGAAACAGTCTGCCTATCGCAAAAATAAACAGACGACCCGCCGCCATACATCTTCGCAATTATCTCTCCGCCATCACCGAGCATTATATCTTTTACGTACCCGCCACCTGAGGAGACTGCACCGACCAACTTGTATTTAGAGAGTTCACCCCCAAATGAATTAGGGTCAGAGGCGGTGTACACATTCCCTGAGCCGTCAATAGCGACACCATCGACAATCTTTGAGATATGACCAAACGGAAGCTCTACACCGCGATACGCCGGCACCTCAATGGTAGACGTTTGTCCAGGTGCGCTGTTGTTGAAGGAAACAACACCTGTTGAATTACCCAACTCATTTGTTGCACCACATTTGACAACCGCCGAATACCCATAAACACTCCAATTTCCGATGTTTGTCGCTGAGTTGCCTAATCCGCCTACCCTGCACCCTTGTTCATCAAGGGCAGCCGAATACCCTTCTTGAGAGTTGAAGGTGCAATACTCAACAGCGAAGAGCCAAAACAGCTCCTTGTGGGCTTGATATGTGTATGGACACCATCTTGCCGACCCGCGCGCCCCTGCGTAGGCTCGTGCCTTCTCAATCGTCAAGTTCGTTGCCGGTCTACCAAGCATAGTGTTAAACGCACTGTCTTTTGACGCGTCATTATTCCCACCTCGGAAGTCTGCCGTTGCATTTACGACTGATGATAGCTTGTTTGTTGAGCGCTGCACGGTTGCTTCATAGGCTGACACATAAAGCTTCTCCCACTTCGTGAAGCCTGGTAGGTTGTGAAGCGAAATAAGGCATCTGCGCTTGTTCCCCTCCGCCTCAAACTTCACATAAAAAGCGGGAACTTCCACCATGACCTGACCATCTGTGCCGTCAAGCTTGGCAGGCGCTCCACCCTCCTTCTTCGTGCTGTCGTTTGCGTCAAGATAGTAGGCTACCTCGCCATTGTCACGAAGCACACAGCGGCGCATAAGCGACTGCACGGGTAGTGACGCGTGCAACTCCAGCTTACCGATGCGCTTTGCCTTCGGATTGCTTACCGTCACATCCCACTCAATGCCGTAAAATTGGTCGTAGGGCATTTGTGGCTTCGTTTGCCCGATTCCTATCACAATTCCCATGCTAATAGCCCCATTTTAAGTTAATACCAGCAAGCGGCGACTGCTTCACAACTCGCACGATTTCGGGATTCCACCCTGGGTCAAACTTCGTGGTTATAAATTCGCCATCTTTCATCCCTGCGAGCTGTACAGACAGCTCAACAGCGGAAGCGCTCTCATTTTTGATGTTGAAACAAGCGCCGTCAGGCAGGGAGAAAGAGCCGTTTTGCAAGCCCTCAATTACTCCCATCTTCCCAACCTGCTGTGACGTTTGTTCCCCTGAACGTGTCTCTGCCATAATTGATTTCTAATTACACAAATTTACCAACTATATATCACTATAAAACATACGTGTGCAACTAAATTGCAACTACGTTGTAAACTGCTTGCACACGATGTGATACGCGCCGTTGTAGTAGCGCAATGTCAGGCTGTCACCTCGCATCATGTCTATGCCGTCAATCGCAAGACCGTCATTGTTGTACATCTGAGCGCCTGCCCTTGATTTGATTTTAATCTTGTTCCACATCTCCTTGTCACATACTATCTCAAGATTAAAGAAGATGTCCTTGCCTCCTGCATGCTTGTCAATCATCGTCTTGGTCGGCAAGTCCATGCCAAGATAGCCCGTGCCAACGCGCGTGAAGTGAAACCTGTTAGTCGTATCAAAATGCAGTACAAGGGTGTCGCTGTACGCTTCCCCGATGTAACCTGTGAAGTAGTCGCAATGCTTTCCAATGCCATACACGTTGCCGAGGTACTCAAAAGCACGCTGTGGGTAAAAGTGGTCGAGCGAGCCATCCCCCGACATACACTTAGCGTAGAGCGCCGACCCAAGGATGTGATTGTCGCTGCTGGACAGCTCAAACATACCCGCGTTGCTATACCCAAGCCAATTAAGCACACCGATGGACGCGAATGCCATTGTTCCCACAGTGTCCCCGCGGAAGCGAATGTTACGGTCTGTAAGCGAAAGCCCCGTTGATTGGTTGTAGTTGTTAGCAGCGCCAATTCTACCATCAGCTATACCAAAGCCGCCAATCTTACCGCCCTTAGCGTCGATGATACCTGACACATTGGCTTTGCTCATCTTTGTTGTGCCATCCTGATGCACCACAAAGGGCGCGTCAGCCCTGTTTTCGTAGGTCGCACCAGCCCAAAAGCGCGCGGAATCAGGCGTTGTGCCGTAGCCTGTCATGCCCGCGAGAATTGCAGACGCACTGCCCGCCACCTGGATAGTACCCGATGTGACAAGCCCGCCATCAATGGTTGTCTTGGTGTTGTCGTAAGCTACCCCAAGCACCCAATCTCCAGCAACAAATGCACCTGAAGCACGTGCCGTGGCACAGCGGCGAAGCACCTTGCCATCTAACCACAAGTCACCTACATCATAAGGTGTTTTTGGCGTAGCAACAAACACCTGCCTCTTGCCGTCGGCGGTGTCTTGTGCGCGGCTTGCTGCGTCATAGGCTGGGAGAGGGTTTGGTTTTTTTTTTTAAC